CTCGTTAAACATGCAGCTAAAGCTCATGTCAATGTCATTCTGGCGCAGTACACCTGCGGCGGTCAGCAGTGACTGGGTGAAGTACCCGGTACACATGCCGCCATACATAGGGGTTGCGATAAAGATGTGTGCTTTGCTCATTGTGTTTCCTTGTTGGTTAGGGGTGGCAGACTGTCGGGATAACTCTGGTCTGCCAGCAGAGGCCTAACCCTCAGCTTTGCGCTGAAGTTGCTCCCGGCTGCAAGTCTGTTTTCATAATCTCCATCGCATCCTCATACCCAGATGTGTATGCAATGTTCCAGATTTCCTGGAGAGACATGCTCAAAAACTTTTGAGTGTACTCAACGGCATTACGCCCTTTTTCCAAAGACTTTTGAGATGGTTGAATTTGTTGCTGGCTCACGATATATCCTCGATTCTTAAAACATACTTGTTGGTCTTAGCTGACTTGCGCCAGCCATGCACTTCTATACGGATGCCAGCATCCCGCACATGTTGCACGGTATCTGAATCCTGTATCTTCTTTATCCTGGTAGACACGGCACTTGCAGTGACTTGCACAGCCAGAATTTCCCCCTTGCGGATGCACAAGAGGTCACACCATCCCCAGAGGTCTTGTCGTATCCTGGCAAACGGATTCCAGTGTTCAACAATTGCGACTAAGTATCCTTGCTCCCGTAGGTACGCAAGACTTCTCTGGGTAGGTGTGACTTTGTTAGCCATCAGAAGGGAATATCATTGTCATCTTTTCTGATGCTGTACTTTGGTTGCACCTCTGTAGGTCTACCCTCTTCCAGCTTCTTCTTCTTAAGCCAGTTGTCTTCCTTCACCGCCAGCAGGTTGTAACCCCGGCTGGTAGGCTTTTGCCACAGTGCCAGCTTCAGCTTCTCGCCAGCTTTGTAGTCCATTTCCAGAACGACAAAGCCTTTGAAGTCTGGCCCTTTGGGTGACTTGCGCTGGGATTCTTCCTCCCAGTAGCAGACACCCATGCCGGGTTGTTCTTGATGTGGGTTAGAGGCCATTTCTTTCCTTTCGTAGTGTGTATTTGGCAAAGTCTTTGCCACCTTGAGAAACCATTGAAGTGTGGATTGGGTATCCCTGCCGCCTGAGATATTCGATATGTGCCGCCAACCTGAAGCTGCCATAGTTGTCTAGTGCCTCTCTGGGTGTTAGCGGCCCAATGTTTTCCAGGTGATTCAAAATATTGGCTCGTTGAGTTCCGAACCTGTTGGTGGCAGGGGTTCCGGCTTTGGGGGAGTGATGCTCCCACCAGCTTTGACAATCTCACCTTTCAACTTGATGTTTGTGTATGCGTCAAACTCAGCGGTGATAGGTAAGTTTGACTGTTTCAACAAGTCTAGCTTCTCAGCCCTCTCAGCATCGCTGAACTTGGGTGACACAGAGATGCGGTTAACCATCAAGCAGTAACCCTCTATCCATTCGTCTGTTGTGTGGTAGCTGCAATACGGTTTGTCGTTGCCTGGGATGAAGAGGTGATATGCCCCATCTGCCACTTCCACTGCCACATCTTGCGTGACTTCATCAACACGTTCTGCTGTTCCCATATCCACCGCCGGGCGGGGTTGAAAGTCTTGTACTTCTTCGGGTGTGTATACGCCAACCACGCAACCCGGATAGACCGCACGGATACCCTCCGATAAACACCTGGCTCTAAGCATTGCACGAGGATAGTTCTTCCAGTTATCCTTATTGGCGATGCCAATGGATTTCGCCTGGGAGAGCGTCCAAGTGACCTCAAGCGAACCCCCTTGAGGGTGGCTAAATACGCCAGTAACTTCTGCATCTGTATACACTTTCCATTCAACTTTTCCACCAGCTTGCTGGAACCTTGCCAGCATCGCATCTGCTTTCAGAGCTGGACGGCCCTGGATGACATGAAAATCCCGCATGGCTATTGCCGGGTGCAAGTTCTCAGCTTGGCACAGCAACATGATTGCCATCGCCTCCTGTGGGTTCTTAAAACCGAACATCTTGCTGGTGGCAGCAACCTCTGCCATCTTCTGAATGTCTGCGAGTGGGACGATATTACTCATAAGAGCTTCTCCAAAATTGTGATAGACAGTTCCATCATGGAACAAAAGGCCAGCATGTAGATACTAAGGATGCTCATGCTTGACCTCCCTCGCTTTCAGCATTGCGTCTGCCAATTCGTATGCAACCTTTGCACTTGCAATTGCGTGGCCTTTTAAATCTACATGACTACGACTATTGCAAAAGCCTTGCAACGCCCTTGCCGCAAAGTAGTCACGCAAATCCATACCCTCTGCCATCGTGGTATTGCCAGTGGTAGGGTGCTTGTGAATGTAGGGATAGGCTTTCATTTGATTAAGAACCTCCGTGAACCCGGGACGTTGACAACAAACTTTTCGTACACATCCGGCATGGATGACTGAAACAGCTTGCTGTCAAACTTCTCAGAGTGCTTGGCGTTCTTCCAGGTTGCCAGCACTGACCCGTCAAAGGTAGCGAGTTGGTTGCAGTCTTGCATGTAACCTTGCACAAGGGTCGTTAGAGCCGCTTCCTGGGCCTCTAGAGCCTTTATCTGGCCTTTGACCACCTGTAGGGTGCGGCAAGCCTCTTCCACGCTCCTGGAAGCCATCTTGGTGTTGTCCAACCCTGTCGGATAAATCAGTCGTGCCTGTTCGGCAGTTTCGGGGGGAAGAGTTGTTCCGGCGGCAACATGTCCCCAATACCCAGCCATTTCCTTAATGAGCGTTTCTTTTTGCTCGTCTGTGACTTGATAAGGAATGATGACAAGTTCCTGGCCCCCAAATAGGATAGCCAGATAGACTTTCTCCACACCCATGACGGCTGCTTCGTGGATGACTTGAGCAACATCAGCAGCAGGTGCGAGGCCAGAATCGTCAAACTTACTGCGAACCGCCATCGTATAGTTCTTACATTCCACAAGAATTTTTTGACCATTCTCCCTGCCTCCGAAATCAAAGTGTGAGCGCAGCCAAGTGTGCTTGGGGTGTGTGTAGGCTTCCTCAATCTTGGTCAACTCAATCTTGAGCTTGTCTTGCACCAGCCTACCTATCACTGGTTCCATCACATGACCCATCCGCACAGCTTCTATGCCGGACAAGTCTGGAATCTCCATCTTGCCTTGCTTAGTCAAGATGACTTCGTTGGCTTTGCCGCTGGCAGCACGGCGAGAGTCACCTGACCACCATGCGCTATTACGTGTTTCTGGTGAGAAATCAGACATTAGGAACCTCCAGCTTGTTGATGACGGCAATGACTTTAGGAATCAAGGCTCCATTAGCCTGGATGTAATCCCAAGAAACCCGTTGATTAAATACTTCTTGAGCATAAGAACTAGGGCCGCCACGCTCTTTCACACGGATAGAAAACTCTACGTAATACTCGATAGGCTTTTCATCAGACATTGCTGGCCTCCTTGTTTGCGAACTGCAAACCATCAGGGCCGCAGGGCTTGCCAGTGGAGCGTTGTATGGCGCAGAAGGGCAAGATATCAAGAGGCACTATAAGCCCCGTTACGAGGCTTGTAGCACGTATGACGGTGCATCTGCCAAGCTCAGGGTTGATAGAGTGTTTCTCCATCGCAAAATGTTTGCAATCAATACAGAGTTTCATGTGGAACTTCCTTTGTTTAGGTTAGGGTGAGATGAGAGTATACATGGATTAGATTAGTGCGTGTAGGTGTTTACCCTCCTTCTGTTGATTGTGTTCCCCGCATCTCCCAGCCCAGCAAAAAGTAATTCCAGCGGGTAGCGATGCCGGGGTTAGAGAACTTCCTGCCTTCCCAGGCCAATTCTTCAGGGGTGTAGCCCTTGCCTATCATCAGGGCTATAAACATTTGTCTAGCTTTCATGTGTTCTCCTTTAGTTTTGCCTCAAACAAACGCAACACCATTTCACGGAAAAGCAACTCATCTTGGCTATGTCGATAGGCATTGAAAATGTGGCTATCTTCCATATCCTTGATGGATATTTCACGCCCATCCTTTGTTGTCCAGACTTCTGTGCGAAAGTTGCGTTTTAATTCTTGTCGTTCCCATGCTGCTTCAACAATATCCATCTTGACGCAATAGTCATCGTATGAATCGCTCATGTGCCCTCCTTTGGTGGTGTGCAAGTGTGAATGTGCGTCATGTCTTTTGTGCGCTTACCGCACCTTGAACAAAAATTTTGCTCTGTGCGCTGTGGTTCGATGGTGTAGAGAGGGACAATGCGCTGTGCTATCGCTTTGTCGCTTGCCCTTTCAAAATTTGCGCTCATTCGATCAAACAAGTCTTCCCACTGTTTCATTTTTTCTTGATGGTATTCAAGCGTGACTGTGCCAAATTGACTTGGTTGATTTTCTGGGTCAGTAATTGCTTGCAATATTTCATCTCGCTCTTGCTCAATCTCTTGCCCAAGCCTCTGAACCTCACGCATGGGGTCTGCCAATCGTTCTTTGAGTGCGGTGATGGCTTCTTCTGTTGGTTGGTGTAGCTTTCCATGCACATCCCAATATTCCAACGCCTCAAGCGCCAACTTCAATGCTTCTTGTGTCATTCTTGTCCCCTTGCTCTGAT